CCAGGGATTGGCTATGCTCTGCATCCATGCCCAGATCCTGGCTGTCCAGCCGGGTCTTGCCCCGCCAGCGGCGGATGTGCAACCGGGCGATGACGCCGGCCCGCATGTGCTTGAGCCAGTCGGCGTCCAGGAGCCGGACACTGCTACCGGTCTCGGCCTCGATGCGTTCGATGTCTGCCTGTATGAGACTGCTTTGAGTGTCTTGCGCCACGATCCACTCCTGTGCTAGAATGATGCTTGATTGTGACTTCATGGCTGATGTCCTTTCGCTAGGCCCGGTCGGTGCTCCTAACACCGACCGGGCTTTTCGTTTGCGGGTTGACGGAAGGGGGTTACTTCAAATTCTCGACAATGTACCGGGCCGCCGTGGTCGGACTGTCCGTCTCAGCTTCCTCGCCATTGTCCATGACGGAGTAGGTGTCGGTTTGGCAAAGTAGGCAGTGACATCGTCAAAAGCCTCATTGCGAGTTTTTCTAGCGTCTCCCACGGTTAGCCATTGCGCCCGTTGCTTCACTTGGGCAATGAACCCCTCTGTTGTTTTCCGTAATCTGTGTGCTGGCAATGTTTTCACGATTTTATCTCCTTGTGTGGGTGGTGGGGACGGGGGAATGTAGCTTAGTCGGTCTTGATGCGCCAGCCGTTGCGCACTCGCTTGCCCTGCCAGACCGAGTTTGTCGGCCAAAGTTGGGGACATGCGGCCTGGGCCTCGGCCTTGGTGGGGTATTTGTACCCCTCTTGCACGGGGGTCCCTGTGCTGTCAGTGAGAAACCATGTGCCGTCGTAGTCCGGTGTTGCGAAAATCGTTTTGTACATTTTCCGTTTCCTTGGTTGATTATGCCGGGTTCGGGGGATGCCCTGGCGGGTGGTGGCTACTCGGCCAGCCATTCCTCGATTTCGTTCAGGCTGTCAAAGCGGCAGATGTCTGTCTGGTGCGGGTAGCTGGCGTTGGGGTGGACGTGGTAGGTGGGCTTGGCTCCGAAGTCATCGTTTGGGTCGATAAATTTGTCGGTGCGCACCGCCCAGGCCCGGCCTTGCTCCTGCAATTTCTTGGTGATGCGGTCGTGTTGCTTGCTCATCTGTCGTCTCCTTGTGCGTGGGTGGTGGGGCCTCCCCGTTGGATTCCCCTATGAATATTATAATCCCATTCTGTCTAAATGTCAAGTTTAAGTTTCAACAAACATGCAATTGACTTTTAATCCGTGGGGGAAGTAGCTTTGATTCCCCCTCCCCAGGGGTAAACCTGGGAAGGGGGCGGCGGCTCACAGCAGGTTGAGGGTGCGCCCCCCGTCCTTGCTGGTCTGGATGGCTTTGTCCAGCGTGCCCCGATCGGCCAGGAGCTTGCGGTACTTGGCCGGGAGCAGGTCGGTGTCGTTGCATTCTTTGATGGCAATCAGCGTCATAAACTGGATGTCGGCGGTGCTGGGGGACAGGCGGGAGAAGGCGGCGGCCAGGGCCTGGGTCTGCGTCATGCCTTCGTCCTCCACCAGTTCCACGGCCTTGACCGCGGCGGCCTCAATCTCGGCTCCGGTCCAGCCGTCCGAGGCGGTTATCAGGCTGGCGGGAATCTCGGCCAGTTCGCCCAGGCCATAAATGCGGGCCATCACCTGGATAATGTTCTCACGCTCCACCTCGTCAGGGACCAGGAACGGAATCTTTTTGTCGAAGCGACCAGGGCGGCGCAGGGCGGCGTCCATCAGGTCCGGGCGGTTGGTGGCGGCCAGGAACACGACCTTGCCCCGGTGTCGGGTGTCGGACATGAACTCCAGCAGCCGCTTGAAGATCCGGCTGCCCACCCCGCTGTCCCCGCCTTCAGACCGGCTGACGGTCTGGTCAATCTCGTCGATAAAGACGATGGTGGGCGAGAGGGATTCAATCGCCTGGATCGCCTTCTCCAAATTGCGCTCACTGTTGCCCACGTACTGCCCCAATATCCGGCTCATGTTCAGGGAGACGGCATTGATACCGGCCTCTTTCGCCACGGCGATGGCGCAGGCGGATTTCCCTGTACCCGCAGGTCCGGTCATCAGGATGCCCATCGGCACTCGGTTGTAGCGCCCGGCCTGGATGGGGTCGATGACTGAGCGCTGAAAGAAGCTCTTGACGTGGGCCAGGCCGCCGATGCGCTCCCAGCCGTAAGTGGGTTCGATCATTTCCAAGACGTCCGCAAACTCGGAGGCGATGATGGAGTCCTTGCGCTCCTTCACCAGATCCCAGGTAAGCACCCCTGTCTGCCGTGCCCGCAATACGATGTCCCGGATGTGGACCAATCCCAATCCAGCCGTCCCGTTTGCGAGGCGGGCCATGTCCACGTCCCAGGCGATGCCTGAAAACTCGTCAGACTGCGCTAGTTTGGCGATATAGGAGCGCCGGGCCTCAGCGTTGGGCAGGTCCACGGGGATGCTCTCGTAGCGGTTGGAGGCGGCGACCAGGGCGGGGTTGAGGCTGCCCAGGGTTTCCGTAATCAGGATGACGCACTGCCCGGCTGCGGCCAGAACCGGGTCGCTGCCCCACCCTGCCAGGGTGATCAGGCTCTCCCGGTCGTCGGGGGAAAGCTGGGCGGTGTCGGCGTTGGGGGCCAACGTTTCCGGGTGGTTGATGATGACGGTTGCCCGGATGCCCGGCTGATGCAGCAGGGTGTCCAGCAGGGGCAACACCTGATTGGGGCGGCGGGGCAGTTCGTCCTCCTGGGACGGGCTGCTCTGGTTTCCCAGCAGGGCGGCCAGCATGGAGTCCTGTTGCCCCGGCTCCTTCTGCCCCATCCCCAGGGCGTCCACGAACCGCTGCCGCATGGAGGCGACGGGGAAGGTCAATCCGTTGGCCCGGTCATAGGAGACGATGATGTCCATGAGCGGGCTGCCGTCCTGGGACTGGCTGCCAGCCAGGACTTTGGTCAGGTAGTCGGGGAGACGCATCCCGGCGCTGGTCACGTCCCGCACGTTGAAATGGAAGATGAAGGCGTGGGCCACCTGGGACGTGTACAGGCGCTGCCACGTCTTGGCCCAGGTGGGAATTCCGTTGGTGGGGGTGGTGCTTTGGTCGGTCATGGCTGATTCCTTTGGTCTGATGATTCTGAAAGTTAAGAATGATGCCGGGGATCTGAGGCTCCCGGCTGGCCTTGCGTCCTAGTGCTGGTGGCCGATGTGGGTGGCATCGTGCAGCCGGTCCAGCACCTTGTCGGACCCGGCCCGGTGGTTCTCGACTTCGGATACCTGGGGGATCTCAAACCCTTCGGTCTGCAAAGCGGAGAGAAGGGCAGCGATGTTTTGCGCCCCGTCCTGGTAGCTGCCGTCCTCAGCGAAGAAGCCGATGTCGAATCCCCCGTCTGCGTTGGTGAGGATGGCGATCTTGAATGTCTGCATGGGTCTGACTCCTTTTATCGGGTGGTGACGGTGAGGACCAGACCCCGCCCGTCCTGGACATACTCGGACTTCGTGACGTTGGCCTTGGCCTGTAAAGCTTTGGCGATCAGGGTGAGGGCGGCTTTGGATAGCTTGCCGGTCAACTCGGTTTGGAGCACCTGGGCGGTTTCCCGGTCCCCGTTGACGTTGGCAACCTGGACCTCCGCCTTGCCGTCCCGGTTGTAGACCCGGACATCGTTCGCCCCAAACTGGAACGTGAAGAGGTCTTGTCGCTCCACGGTATAGCCCCGTGCGGGGTAGAGCAGCTTGAGCAGGGTGACGGTCTGCTGATAGGTCAGGCCGGACACTTTGGCCCTGGCGGTTGCTACGCTGTTACAGGACATTGATGGTTTCTCCTTGGGTGTGGTTGACTAAAATCAGGTCCCATCCCTGGGCCTTGCTCATCGAGACTGGTTCAGTGGTCTGCATTGTGCCGAACGTGGGAAATTCCGGGTGCCTGCGGTCTAACCCGATGATGAAATCCTGATACCCGAACAGGCTTGTGAACGGGCGAAGCTGGCTCCCATAGGTCCAGCGGGGGCCGGTGTAGGTGTCATCAAACTGAATTTGTGCCATGATTGGCTCCTTGTGGGTGGTGGCCGGGGGCGGGGGATGCCCAGCGTTGGTGATTGGATTGACTAAGGGAGGACGACGACGCTTCCGGTGATCTCAGTCAGGCCCAACTTGCGGGCAGCTTCCCGTGCGGCTGATTCCATCGTGCCGTGTGCGTCTGCCTCTCGGCCATCGGGAAAACGGAACCACCAACCGCCGATGGTCTGACGGTGGGGCTTGCGCCCGGTGCTTCGCTCGTATTCTCGATAAGAGAACCGGATCTTGGCGAGGTCGGCGGGTTTGGTGTTGCGCTCGGCCAAATCCAGGTCCCGGACGGCTTGGAAGATTCCCAGCAGGGGGGCGTCGGCGGGGTTGATATATTGCCCGGCGATGCATTCCAGGTTTGCGTCCGTGGCGTCGGCGGGATTGGCGCTAATGTCGGTCAGGATTGCGAACATTTCCTCGGCGGTGATTGGGGTGTTGATTGTTTTTGTCATGGCTGATTCCTTTGGCTGATTCCTGCGCTTGGGGGATTTCCCGTTTGATTTCCCCCTGTAATAAAATTATACATCCATTCCCCCTAATTGTCAAGTTACAGTTTTAATAAATAACATTCTGTCTGGAATATGTCAGGATGGGGATAGCTGGGAGAGCTTGACGCCAACCGGGGCGGGGGATCCTCCGGCTGGGCTTGCGGGCCTACGCAGTGACGCAGTTGGAGGATGGCACGGTGGCGATAAGTTCTAGGATCTGGGCGGCGGTTTCCAGGTCGATGTAGTTGATCTCCAACTCGATGCCGTATTCTGGCGTGGGGCTGACTTTGGCCTTCCAGGAGGGGCGGACACCGAAGGCGGGGCCGCTGGTCACCAGATCCCCATTGTCGTTGACAACGTGGCCCTGCCCGGCAGCAGCCAGCACCTGGCGGGCCTGCTGTTGCAGTCGGTGGCGGGCGTTGCTGCGCTCGATGTAGGCGCACTCCTTGGGGTAGCTCTCTTCCACATCTGGCAGCAGGCGGCGACGGATGTCGGCGGCGATGTCCTTGGCCCGTCTGAACACTGAACACCGGATTGTGGGGAGAGGGGTGCGGTAGCCATCGTAGTAGCGATAGCCGACGACTGTCTCTTGCTGGGCGGCGCTGATGACGGCAAATTTGCCATCCGTGTGCAGGGTGAGGCTGAGGCCGTCGAGACGGGTGAGGCGGGACCAGTTGTGTTCCGGGTAGGCGGTCCAGTCGTCTCCGAGGTGGGGGACCAGGAGGGAGGCCAGTTCATGGTTGGTGTTGTCGGTTATGGGGCGACTCCTTAAATCTTGAAATTGAGAATCATGCAAATGGACCATACCGTCCAAGGAACCGTACCGGAAAGGGCGGGCGGGGGGATGGCCCGGTCCCCTGGGCGGTTACTTAATGCTACGGATGCTGATGGACGGCTGTCCCTCTTTGCGGAAGCCGAGCAGTTCGGGGTGGGCGACTGCGTAGCCGTCCAGAGACTTGGCGTCCCAGGTGATGCGCCCCTTCCCGTACACGGCTTGCAGGAATCGCCCCTTGACCGTCTCCCCGTGTTCGGCCACGGCGACCTTGACGGCCTCGGTAGCGGCGGCCACGTCTGCGGCGGCGGCAAAGACTTGCGGCCCCCACTCGTCCTCAATCTCCGCCCAGGCTGCCCGCACTTCTGGCGTGGTGGCAGCGTCGATGGCTTCTTGCTTGCTGGATGTGAGAAGGTCCAACAGGGCTTGTACGTTTTCAAGTTGGGTCAAAAGTTCTTGCGGTGTCATGTTCGCTCCTCTGCTCGCTTCTTCTTGGATGCTTCAATCTGTCGTTTTAACTCCGCCTGCTGCGCTTCCAGGCGGCGAAGTTGGTCGGTGATGGCTTTGTCCTTCTGGCTATCTTTGCTCATCGGTCTATCTCCTTGTGGTGGACCAGGGTCGGGGGATGCCCTCGGCTTGATGGTTACTTGGCGGGCTGGGCTTCCCGTGCGGCGATCTGCTTCTCCAGTCCGGCAATCAGGCTGGCGGCTTCGGTAGGCGTCAGGTGGCTGGCGACCTTCGCCTTCCCCTTGCTCTTCCACTCGGCCAACCGGCTGCGCTCGGTGGCTTCCCAGGCGTCTTTGCCGTAGTAGGCGATACCCAGGGCGTTCAGGCGGGCCAGGTCCGCTTGGCTGATGCGGAGCACTTCTTCGTCGGCTTCCTGGGCGGCGGCGGGCGTCTGCTTGTCGCTGCCGCCCACGGCTGGGGCGCTGTGCGTCGTTTTCTGCGCCTTGGGGTCAACGGGTGGGGCAGAGGCTTTCGGTGGCTCCTGGGCCTTCCCGTTGGCTTGCGGGTCCGGGTTCAGGGGTTCACCGTACTCGGCCAGGGTGTCCGGCAGGTCGTCGGGGTTCTCGTCGTCCGTGAAGGGGTTGTCGGCCTTGACCGACAACTGAGGGCGGGCCATGTGGGGGATCTCGTCCTCCCAGCCGTCCACAATCTCCCCGTCCTCGGTGACAACCTGTCCGTCAATCAGCATGCGCTCTTCCGGCAACTGCAAGGCTCGCCGGCGCATCCCGGCCAACTGCAAGCGCACCCAGGCCGGATCTGGCTCTATGTGGAGCATCCACTTCTCACGCCGGGCACGTCCCCCGGCATCGGTGGGGGTGCTGATCTTCTCCGGGCGGCGGGTCAGGATAAACGGGATGCCCTGCAATGTTCCCCGCAGGGCGTAGGCGGCGGAGAGATTAGCCGACAACTCCATGATGTCGTTGATGCTGGTGGTCCCCACGGTCACATAGGCGAACCGGCGCAGTTCGGGGATGATAACGGAGAGGCGGCCAACGGGCTTGCACCCCGGCGCATCTTTGGTGCGAACCTTCTCTCCGGTGGCGTAGGGACAGGGAGCGTGGTCGGTGCTGTAGCGACCGCCAAGAACCAGATGCACGGTCATGGTTTCGCCGTCGCAACGGTGAACCAATCCCCCGGCCTGATACTCCTCCTGCCATGCCTGAAAATTGGCATCCGGGGCGTCATAGGGCAGATACACGTTGATGCTGGCTGGCTCAGGACCATAGACGGCCAGGAAATCGGCGGCGGCCTCCGGGTCCTGGGTGTCGAACCGGAAGTAGGTCAGATCCTTGCCGGGTCGCTTGGGGTCCGTTTTCGGCGCACCCTTGCGCAGCGTGCCGATACGGGGGAAACTGGCTTCTGTCTGCAATCGCTTGATGGGCATGTTACTCGGCTCCTTGATTGATGGATTCCTGCACGATGACGGGAAGGCCCATGAAAATCTGCGTTACCTGGGCCTCGGTTTTCTTCACCAGGGGCAATACCTGGGCCTTGACGTTGTTCTTTGCCATATCCCACAGGGCAGTCATGGCGGCGGCTTCGTCCTCTCCTTCGTCCAGATCCGCCCACAGGGTACAATCCACGGTGGCGCTATTGTAATCTCCAAGATTCAGCTTGCGCCCGTAAGTGACCGACACGGTTTTTAGTTGCATGGTTCTTCTCCTGCCCTACAGGGCGATGGCCTGGGCGAGATGCCGGAAGTATCCCCGCACGTCGCCGTTGACAAAATCAATCCGCACAATCACATCCTTGATGCTGGCCCGTTCGCTGGCCGGAGCCGACTTGATGGCGGCAACCAGGGCGCTGACGGGGATCATGTTCAGGCCGGACGGTCCCTCAATCTCCATGTACTCGTCCGGGTCAATCTCCTTCTCCTCGATGAAGGTGTCAATCCACTTTGCGAAAGTCATGGGGTCAATCCTTTGCCTGATACGATGCCTCAGGCGGGGCAGTTGACGTAACGCCTACTTGCGAAAGGCCGGGTTGAACCGGGTGTCGTTCTCGTACTCGATGCACTGGTCCGGGCCAAAGTCAGGATGGCACTTGCACGGGGTAGCGCACACGTCCGGCCACACTTCCGACATGGCCCGCTTGTTCCCGGCTGCCATTTCCTCGACGTAGACAAGCCCCTTCGGGCAGGGGGTGAATCGCTTCTTGAGCTTCGGTCCACGCTCCCAGCACTCGACTTGCAGACGATGGGCGGCGTTCTGGCACTTGGTGTAACGAGCATCGGTCGTCATGGCTTTCATCCTTTCGATGGCCGGTCCCCCAGCCTTGAATCTAACAACCGAGAACTATGTCCCCGTAGGCGTTGTAGCGGGGCATCCCGGCGTCGGCCTCGCTGTCCAGGGCGGACAGCCAGCCCCGGCGCTCGTCCTCATTCTGGCAGGCTTCCACCGGCTGGAACTTGGTGTAAAGCTGGAACCCGGCCAGGAAGCGGGAGAAGCTGGCCCACGGTCCTTCCACGGGGGCAACCACGAACTCCACGGGAGCGGGTGCTACGACCCAATCCTGGCTAACTGCGACATTTGGCTGATTCATTTTGCGTTCCTCCTAAGAACGTTTCGGGCTGGTGCGTCCCCCGGTGGGACGCTGTTTTATTTGCTACCTTTACAGTATATGACATTTTACTTTGATTGTCAAGAATCAAACACGATGAATTACCAATCAATTATTGCAAAAATAAAATACAACTTGACATTTTGCCCAACCAGGGTTATACTGAAATCAATGTCGGGAAAACTGACGACAATCGCACGAATCCATGAGGAGAGAGAGGAGCAAGGGGACCATGACGAACAAGGACAAATTCACCGAACTGGTCGAGACCGGTGTCGTCAACATCGGCATCAACGACCGCAAGCTGGCCGTGTACCGGGAGATGGCCGGCATCAGCACGTGGAAGGAACTGGCGGACGCCTGCGGGCTGACCATGCAGACCGTCAAGCAGGTGCGGCTCGGCAAGACGAATTTCACCGTCGAGACGTGGATGCGGCTTGCCTTCGGGGTGGGCTGCAACCCGATGGACCTGCTGGATGTGACGTGGCCGGGGCAGGGCGGGGCGAGTGGGCCAACGGTGCAACCGTGACTACACACACCCCGCCCACCCTGGCAGAAGCGGCGGCAGTGATTGAATCATTGCTCTATGTCAGCCAGTCGATTGACACGTACCAATCAACCGCAAGCGATCGTGCAGACATTCTAGATGCACGTGCATTCCTGGCCCGCATCGACGCCTACGACGAGCAGGCGGAAGCGGTTGCACGGCTTTATGAGGACGTGGGCTTGGAGCGTATAGAAGACGCCTGGTTCAATGCGGGCGTCACGGAGCAAAGTTGACTGACCGTATTGACGGCGCTGAATAACTTGACATTTTCGTAATTCTAAATTATAATGTTCTTGCGGCGAAAAAGCCGAGACGGGCTGGCCTGGAAACCAGCACGGAATAGCCTCTGACCAGGGGCGGCAAACAAAGTCAAAAACGCCTTTTCTGGCGTCTTTTCAGGACAGCAGACGGACGGATTCCAACCGTTTGAATGCTTCCCTGGTCAGCTTATCTTGCTGTCCTGAAAAGAATTCAGAAAAGGCGTTTTTGTTTTCCCAGGACTTTGCACCATGAAAACACCCCTCCGCTGGCTATCACTCAGGATTGATGCCTTGCATCATGCCATTGACAACACGACCGACCCGGCAAAGCTGAAGAAGCTGCGGGCCATGTTGCGCAAGCTGGAAAGGAATATCCGATGACGACCAAGATCGCAATCAACAGCATGGCAACGGGGAAGCTACCCCAGGGCGACTCTCGGTGGGGAATATTCAACGACTCATTCGAGAATCGGGAATTGTCCACGATAGACATTGCCAACGCCATCTACACCGGCCATAGCTATGCAGCGTGGCACAACGGGCGGCGCAAACTCGATAACTTCATCCTGGGGCAACATATAGCCGTGGACCTAGATACTGGGGATCAGCGCAGCGAAATTCGGCATCTGCTCAACCATGACTTTGTGCGGATGTACGGGGGAATGATTCACACCACGCCCAGCCACACCTCCGACAATCCACGGGCGAGGGTGATCTTCTTTTTGGATGAACCCATGTCCGAGGCTGACCGCTACAGTTCCGCAACTCAGTTCGTCATGGCCCAATTTGACGGAGCTGACCAATCCACCAAAGACGCATCCAGATTTTTCTACGGTTCCAACAATTGCACAATTGAGATTCTTGATAACATCCTCCCCGTATCGCACCTGAGACGCCTGTACCGTATTTGGATGGCTCAGCAACCTGAACAGCATTCCACCTACTCTTCAAAAGTTACCAACCTACCCAAAATCATGTCCGAGCGCAAGGCCAACAGCCTAGAAGGTCTGAACGACTTCGAGAAGGCATGTGAGGCGCTGAATAAGATCCAGCCGTATGATGTGGATTACAACCGGTGGATCGGCATCATTGCCGCCATGAAACGGGAGTTCGGGGACCCGGCGCTGAATGCGGTAGAGAAGTGGGCCAATGGCAAACCGGGGGAGGTGCGGCGAGAGTGGGAGAAACTCAAAATAGATAGCAGCAAGAAAATGGGATTGGGTACTATTTACCGGCTGGCAACAGGGAGTTAGGTTATGAACATCAGAACGGAAAAAAACAAAAACAACCCCTACGTGATCATCCGCAAAACTGTGTTTGATGACGAACGGCTCAGCCTGAAAGCGAAGGGGTTGATGGCTTACCTATTGAGTAAGCCAAACAATTGGAAGGCACACGTCACCGAGATTGCCAAGAACAACGCCGATGGGGTCACAGCCGTGCGATCAGCAGTCAATGAGTTGATTGCCTTCGGGTATGCCAGTCGGGTACAGAACCGGGAAAATGGCCGCATTGTCTCGTGGGAGCTTGTCGTTTATGAGGTTCCTGACCTGAACCCTGAGCTAGATTTACTAGATGTAGAAAACCTAGATGTAGAAAACCTGAATGTAGAAAACCTAATTATAGAAAATAACCCCCTAATAAGTAATGAAGGAATAGTAAATAATAATCATCAACAAGTTCCACCCATAAAAACCACAATTGAAAAACATGATGATGACGAACCTTCGTCTGGAGACGTTTTCAGGATGCTGGAAAAAGCAGGTGTTTTTGTTTCTCCCCTCCTCGCTGAACAATACCATGAATTGACTGACGAGTTGACCGCGGCGGCGGTGATTGAGGGTATCAAGATCGCCACAGGTATGAACAAGCAGCACAGCATAAAATACATTGCTAGTTGTGCCAGGAATTGGAAGAACGGAACTGGACCTATCATCCCAGCGGCTAACGACTCGAAGGCCGTGCAAACCATGACATTTGGAGCAGACCCGTGGTAGACACAACCATGAACGGAACAAAGGAACCAACGAACAAGGCCAAGCCGAAATCCCCCACGATTGACCTGTTCAAATCTGACTTAAGGCCCATGCAGTATTGGGCCATTCGTGCCGAGGACAAAATCCGGCTCTGGGCGCAAGGCAAGGCGGAGGGGGAGTCAACTGGATTTTCTGAGTTCGACAAATACTTCCGCATGGTGGACGGTGAACTGACCACCATTGCCGCCAGACCATCCCAGGGCAAAACGGCCCTGGGGATGCAGATTGTGGAAAACATTGCCAAGAGTTTGAAGCGGAGAGGCGATCCTGGTTGTGTGGCGGTCTTCAGCGCAGAGATGACCGGCTGGGCCTTGTTGCATCGCATGGCCTCGGTCTTGGTAGGTGTCAACGCCCACAAGTTGCGAATGGGGCAGGGGACTCAGGAGGAAGCCGATAAGCTACTCGGTGGGATTGAGCGAATCAAGAATCTGCCAATTTGGATTGATGACGGCAGCGCCCCGACCACGGCAAACATGCTGTCCAGTTTGGCTAGGCTCAATGAAACCAACCCTGTGCGCTTGATGATGTTTGATTTTCTGGAATTGGGTGGAAATCGGGGGGACAAGGAAGATCAGCGAATCGGGCAGATTGCCATTGCCTTAAAGGACATTTCTAAGACTCTCGGCATCCCTGTGCTGGTCTTGTCCCAGGTGAATCGAAGTGTTGAGAGCAGGGCAAACAAAATGCCGTCCCTGTCTGACCTTCGTTATTCGGGTATGATTGAGCAGATTTCAGATGTGGTTGTTTTCATCATGCGGCCTGAGTATTACGTAGAGAGAGGGATGACCGTAGATGTTCCGGTCGATGACTATGTGGGTGTGGCCTACATCGGCATTGCCAAGAACCGTCAGGGGCCGGTCACAAACGTGAAGCTGTCCTTCGAGAAACAATATGCAAGATTTGGGAACCTAAGCCAGAGGAAAATCATGCTGAATGAGGCGGGGTAATTGTAAATAAACAGCAGTATCAAGAATACTTGCGTAGCGATCACTGGTTCGATATTCTAGAAATGAAAATCAATGGGTAGTAAACGTGAACACTTTTCAAATATGTTTTATTTGCTGAATGGTGGAGATCCACACGAGTTCATTCAGGAGTTGGACTATAGCGGTGAACCTGGAAGCCGGGAAGTTTTAGAGAGATGGGGAATCAGATGGAATCCGCTGATTGAGCAAGACGTGAATCTTATCTGGTCGGGATATGAACCAAAGTTCTTCATGCTTGAGGACGATTGGGCGGCAAAGTACCGGCACAACCACGGAGTACGTTTTGTCTCAGAAGAAGGTAGGTTTATCCACGGGCATGAATTTGAAGAGATGGCACAAGAGTTGGACAGGGAGATACAGTACGAGATAGAGCAGTGGGGAATCGACCTGTGGATGGTGCGCTATGGCTACGCTTGCCACAGCGAACGAAACTTTTTCTACAAGACGGAGGAATGGAAAAACAGGGCAGCGGCGGCACGATATGAAAATGGGTATGTTTGCCAGGCGTGCAAAAAGCACATGGACGGATTGCATGTTCATCATGATGCCCCCATATTTAGCGCATACAATCAGTTGTTCTATCGCAACTTTTCTCCGTTTCACCTTTCATTATTCTGTGACAAATGCCATGAGAATTTTCACAAGAACACGGTTCGCATGAGGGGATATCAGGGATTTGTTAGTGCTACCCCTAGCCAGGTACGTGAGGAAAAACAGTATTTCAACAAGTGGCGTCACGTTCACGACTCCCTCAAGACGTGTAAGTTTTGTTACGCAGTGGCACGTTGGCGGTAGATTCATGTTCGTGGACATGCAGTCGGATCAAGGAAACTCCTAATAATTCTCACAGTCAAGATTCAAGGAAGCAATCCCATGACACGTCAAGCGGCGGGGTGGAAAGCGAACCGAGCCGGTCAGGGGTGGGAGGATGCCCTGGCCGTCTACCATAAATTCCTGGCGTCCCAGGGGCTGGCCATCGTCAACAAGACGGGGCCGGAAGTCACCTTCGTCAAGGGGCGGGGCGGACGGGTGGAGCCACTGGTGGTCGGACCGGGCGTGGCCGACTACGTGGGAACCCTGAGCAACGGAACCTTCGTTGGCTTTGAGGCCAAGTCAACATCGGACACGTCCGGCTATTCGTTGCCAGCCAAGTCTCTGCATCAACTGTACTGGCTGGAAACCGTTCAGGCCATCAGCGGGGGGCGGGCGTCCGTGTTCTACATCGTCCTCTATCGGGCGATGAACGAGACTCGCCTGCACCGTATCCGGGACATCCTGCCCGGTAAGCGCATCCGTCGCCCTGACGGGATTCTATTGCCGGACGGCATCAGTTGGTACGATGCCCTGTGGCAACTGGAAAAAGTGACATGAGACGCCCCAGCTACAACCGCCGCCGCAACGCCAAACTGCGCACCCTGGACGGCTACGACCCCGCTTGCAACCATCAGAACATCATGCTGGCCGACCTCAACCTCTGCGACTGCGGACAGCCCGTGAGCCACCTTGTCTACGTGGCTATCGGGGCCGGCTACAGACAGGCGCTGGAACCGCTTCCCCTCTGTGATGCCTGCCACGTTCTCCACCTCTCCGAAGAGCGCCGGGATGTCGGCACCTGGTTCGTGCCATCCCGTACCCAGACCGCCCATATCTCCGGGCGCATAGTGTGACTCAACTTGTGAATATAAATATTCAATCTTGACAATTCCAATGTCATGTGATATTATTTTGGCATCGTTTGATGGACGTAATCCGTGCGATGAATCTAAACAGTCAGATTTATCAACCATAGCGAAAAGGAATCAGCCATGACCCACCAACGTTTGAACTGGCACCCCTGGGCCGCCAACCCGCTAGATTACGTGGACAAGCCCGGACTATCTACCCCGGAAGGACAATCAGTCGTCATCAAGCGTCCCGTGCTGAACTTTGAGATTTGGCGGGACGGCGAATTGCTGGACAGCACGGACAGCAACGCAATGGCGGCTGGCTGGCTGTCCGTACTGGAAGCGGGGATACTTCCGGCATCTCAACCCCTCTTTTCCCCATCCGACTTCGTGCGGATTGTCGCCCCAGGCGAACCAGTACGCAACGCCACCATCGTCGGCATATCCCCGTCCACACTCAAGCGCCGGAAGGGTGGACAGTGGCGCTACATCGTGCTGACGCCGGACGGCGAGTTTGCCGCTTACGCTGAGAACCAGTTGGAGCGACCATGACGCCCATCCCCGTTACGCTGGTAACAGAGAACGCAAGCCAGGACCCGGTGACGGACGCCCTGTATCTCTCCATCCTGCACGACCTCCGGGCGCAGGGGATGACGTACCGGGACCTGGCCGACGCCCTGGGCGGCTCGCCGGCCGCATGGCGGTTCCGGGACATCGGGGAACGCAGCTTCACCGACGAAGCTCGGCAGGCGCTACGGACGTTTACAGACGAATTTCCGCCGCTGCCGTTGACCGTGGGGCAGGTTGCCGAGCAGATGGTGGACCCTGACGCAGCCGTGTATCTGGTCGGGGGCTTGCCGGACGGGGAACGGGTGCGCCGGGTGCTGCTCCTGGCAAAAGATGGGCAAGTCTCTGTAAGCGCCAATGGGACCGTTTCGGCGGCCTATGCAAGCGCAGAGACAGGGGACGGGGGTAAGGGGTCTGTTACCCACGTAATATCGGGCGCGGGGGCAAAGCGTGACACACGGTATCGGCCCACGGTTAGCGCATGCAACAGGGCATGGTTGAAGGCGCAGGGGTTGACGGTGAATGGGGCGATTGAGGGGTTGCGCATCCGCCTGGATAGGGACAACGAAGAGGGGACAACGTGAGTATGATACCCGGAAAAATACCGTCACGCTTTAATGACAGAGAGGCTGTGCGCTTGACTTCAGCACGTGGTCAGCGGACATGTGGGTAGGTGCATCCGTGGGCTTGGACCCTACAGCCTTGGCGGTGGCCGTTCTGGATTCCGGGCTTGCCGTTGATGCCATCGCCACGGGTGACGACGAAACAGTCGCAGCGTTGACAGAATTGGCTAAAGCGTTGCTTGGCGCACAATGAATCGAGAATCAGCCATGAGCAACAGTATCTATCGAAAGTGGGCCTATCAGCCCCTGGCACTGCCGGGGGATACGCAGTACATCGTCTACCGGGTGCGGGAGCGACGGGACAGCCGGGGGGATCTGGTGGAGGAACGGCTCGAAACCATGCCCGGCCTCTGCTCCCTGTCCCTGGCGGTGGCACGGGTGACGGTGCTAAACAATCAGAACGTCATCCCGAAGGGGGTGGGGGCATGAGCAAGGATACTGTCGCCCTGGAAGCGGCCATCCTGTGCGGCGGGGGCGTCATTCTGTGGCTTGCCGCAATGGGCGTGGTGGGCAAGGTCTTGAAGTGGCAGGACCGGAAGAGACGGGCAGGCTATCCCCGTCGCAGCCGTTAGCATAAATCTTGATAGTCAGATTCAATCACAGTCAAGGAGCAAAACATGCAAGACCAAACAAAACGAATCACCGCTACCGTCATCGCCACCATCATGGTGCTGGTCGGCATCATCCTTTTGCTTGTGGCGCTGACGGACATTGCCAGCGCACAGGAGCCAACGTTGACCCCGGACCAGAGGCGGGCCGCCGAGGTCGCCAAGGGCGAGGCCCCCCTGTCACTCCTGGGGCCACAAGCCTATTGGGGCGTCCTCTGTACCATGCAGGCTCGGCTTGCGTCGCCGGCCTACCCCGACACCCTGGCCGGGGTGCTGACAGCTTACTATGGACATCCCAAGCCATTGACGGCGCAAGAAGAGGCTCTCGCCGCAGACGTTTTTGTGTTTGAGTCAGAGTGCGGGGACGGACCCTACCTCTACGCATTCAGCCGCCAGGACGTGGGGCGTATGGGCTTCGTAGACGGGGATTGGGTCACCGAACCCGTTACCCTGCGTAACGGGACGCAGTTGGGGCTACACTTCTACCGGGCATGGCCGGCAACGAAAGGGGCGAACTGATGGCAAAGTTTCGGAAGAAGTCGGCTGTAATTGAGGCTGTGCAATGGACAGGGATGAACGTTGGCGAAGTGCTTTCTTTTGTTGGCGGCGAGGGCAGCGCAAAATTCGGCAAATTTTTTATCCCTACTCTAGCAGGAACCATGACGGCATTGGCGGGCGACTGGATTATCAGGGGGGTGTCTGGCGAGTTTTATCCATGCGAGCCGGATATTTTCGCCAAAACGTATGAACCAGTCGCTACAGAACAGGAGGCGAACCTATGACCATAATCGGCAACACGTTCAAGGCCCGCACCGTTCCTGACGCACGGGAATGGGTGCAGTATCCCGATGGCAGGCTGGCCTACCTGCCCCGCAAAACGGCGTTGGAACTGATCGTGCAGAAGCGGGCCGTTCGCTACATGGGGACGGTGCAGATGTCGCAATGCCGAGTCATCGGAGGGGACGGGACGCTATGACCACATCGTGGAGTAGGTCGCAGGAGGCGGCTATCCTGTCAGTCCTGGAACGCATGATCGAGAATGGGGAATCTGCCAGGGCCGCACGGGACATGCTGACCGGGGAGAAGCGCATGGAAGCGCCACGCCCCTGGGACGGGTTGTCGGAGGAAATGCAGCGCACCTACCAACGCAACGAAGAGACGTATCAGGCGCAGGTGCAACGGGCGAAGGAACAGAAGCAGGCGCAGGAACTATCAACGCAGTCAACCGAAAGGAACGAACCGTGACGAACACATACACAATCCAGAACCCGATTGCGACCGTGGCAATGAACACGAACCCGACCCCAGCCGTTGCCGTGGTCGGAAGCAAGACCCCGGCCCAAGCTATCTACACCATTCTCCTGGTCTACCTGGGGGCGACGAATCTCACCCCTGGGGACCTGGAACCCCTCGGTCAACAGCCTGTGGTCTTTGAGGCCAATACCGAGGGGCTGGACTACGAATGTCGGGTCGAGTTGATCGACGGGGAGGTCCAGGTGCAGACCCGCATCCCGTCCGGGGAGTTTGACAACCGGCCCCTGTGGAGGGCCCACCAGGCCCGGCAGGTGCTAGCGCTGATGGGGCCGTGGCAAGACAACTCCCCCAGCCGCTAACCTTCGAGAGCAGACGACTGAGGGAGTTTTCCGGAGCAGGTGCTCCTGTGGGGTAGTATAGCCCCACGGGGGCATCTGCGCAATGTATCTCAACAATGAGATTTTAGGCA